GGATCAAAGATGAGGAGTTTGCAGCCGAAGACCAGCGCGAGAAAGAGATCCGCAAGTGGCTCAGCGGCGTCCCTGAAAACCAGCCGATAAGCGCCCCGAAGGGCGAGGGGGAAGAGATTTGGAGCGGTTACAACGTCGTCACCAAAAGCGTCGGCGATCCCGCTCGCCCATGGCGCGCTACCAACTGGAGCCGCTACCCCCGCCCGGAATGGACCCCCGAAGAAGAGGCTGAATATGAGCGCCTTTTTGAATGGACCCGCTCCACGAGTTCAAAGCATCCCGACTTTACGAAAAACTGGGAGAGGCTCAACGACCTCGGAATGCGGGAGACGCTTCCCGGGAAGTGGCGCTGGGTGCCCACAGGGCACCAGGAGCACAAGACCCGCTACGAGGCCCTCGAAGAGGCGCTACGCTCGAGTGGCGGACGGAAACAACCGGTGATCGGGGCCCTCTTCGCATCCACACCCCGCAGCGAAGCGAACACAGAGCGCGATGCCGAATACTTGAACCTCGCGAAAGATCCCGAGGGAAATCGAGATGCTTTGCAGGCGATGGTTGATGAGAAAGTTGCTGGCTCAAGATACAATCGTCGGGGGGCTCGTTTCGGCTTTTACTTAAATGGAGTTCCGCTAGAACCAGGGGTAGGACAGAATTTCGGGCCAGGGTATTATGTTGCCGAAGGAGTCAGCGCATCGCAACTCACCTCCGGTAGCGTTTCGGTCAATCCTGAACCGAATAAGGCCGGGCTAGAGCGTCTTGGGTTGACCCCAAAGGATGTTTCTTACCGAGCCGAGGAAGTGGTCGTCGATGCGATGCGTCCTTTCACGATTGACTGGGTTGGCTCATCCAGCACCCGCCTAACCCCTGCTCAAAAAGCGTGGGTTGACGCTGAAATCATATCTCTCGGAGCGGTGAATAACGCGATCCGGAAAATCCAATGGCTCGGCAATTCTGACCTCGCACGATTACTGAAAATAACTGAATCAGATGCTGCGATTGGAATTAACAACGATCTTTCGAGAGATTACTTGGCTGTAATAGCAAAACTCATTCGGGAAGGGCGATTGCCGTTTGATTCAATACGGGGAATCGGAGGACGGTCCGCTAATGGACCGATGGCATCTGAATTAGTAGTGATGCGCCCTTCGCAAATTAAATCCTTAGCACCTGTCACCTACGACGAATCCGGCAACGTCATCCCACTCTCCCAACGATTCAACCCCGAGAGCGATTCCGTCCTCTTCGCCTCAACCCCTCAACCCCTCAATTCCTCCCCCCCTTCTTCCCGCGCCCCCGGCGAGACCCTCTTCGACGGCGCGCTCAACAGGGTCACAGCCGCGATCGCCGCCACCGACACCGTCCAGGCGTTCAAAGCCAAGCTCGCCGAGGCCTACGAAGCGCCCTTCGCGCGGCCCGTGCATCGGTTCGTGGACTTCCTCCTCAAACAGGCAGTGCCGCTCCAGCGCCTCGACGCCGAGGTGAATGCGATGATGCGTGAGATGGCCGTAAAGCAGGCCTTCGGGCAAGAGGAGGCCATGGATGTCGTCCGCAGCGTTTCCAACAAAGCCAAGTTCAGTGATCTCGGCTGGCCCGCCCAGTATGCGAATGACAAGGGCATGAAAAAGCGCCTCTTCCTCGCCATGCAGGGCAAGCTCGCCATGGACACCCTGCCCGCCGAGGTGCAGGCCATCGGGACCGAACTCCGCCGCCGGCTCAACGTCACCGCCCTCGAGGCCGTGGCACAGGGGCGGATGCACCCCGACACCTTCCGTGACCTCCGCGACACCTACATGCCGCACTACTACTACGATACCGAGAAAGCCGCCGCCGGCAGCCTCTTCGCGCGCATGAAGCTGGGTCTCGGCGACATCATGGCCCAGCGATCAACGATGTGGCGCATCGAGGACATGGAAGCCCGCGATCCATTCACCGGGGAAGATGGAGCCCTCGTGACCTGGGACGACAAAGGGAAGAAGGTGCGCTTCCGCGGAGAGGACCACCGCAACGCCTTCTATCGCGACTTCATCCGCGAGCGTGCCGTCGATCAGATCAAGACCCGCGGCAAAGTAGCGGCGTTCTCACCCGCGACCCGTGCCCAGATCGAGACACTCACCCCCGCCGATCTCAACCGCCCCGACAAACTCACCGACGAACTGCGCGGCTACGCGAAGCGCGTCGAGCAGGAGATGAAGTTCCGCTACCGCAAAGGCGACCCGCTGAGCGATGAGGATCAGGAGAAAATCGGGCTCATTCAAGATCCCGTCTACGCCGTCGCGAAGCAACTCGCGAGCATGGCCCACGACAATGCCACTGCCGAGTTCTTCAACGGCCTCGCCGCGGTCCCCGGGATCGTCGGCCAGCCCGACACCGCCGGCTACGTCGAGTTGCCGAACAACCGCAAGCTCGGCCGCCTCGCCGGGAAGTGGGTCAAGAAAGACGTGGCCGAGGAAGTGACCCAACTCGTCAACGCCCCCAGCGACCTCGCCCAGTTCTACGACGGCGTCATGGCGCTTTGGAAAACAGGCAAGACCGTCTACAACCCCGGCACCCACGTCCGCAACGTGCTCGGAAACGTGCTTTTCGCGCAGATGGCCGGCGTGAACCCGCTCGACCCGCGCAGCCGCATCCACTACGCGACCGCATGGACCGCGATCCGCAAGGGCGGGCCCCTGCTCGAAGAGATGTATAAGGAAGGCGTCCTCGGCGGCGACTTCCTCACGGCCGAGTTGAGGCAGGATCTCGCCGAGATGCTCCCCGCTCTCGACATCGAGACCGGCGACGACTGGCTGATGAAGGTCTCCGCCGGCGTCGATAACATCATGCACCGCACCGGAGTCAAACAGGCCAAGCGCAAGATCGAAGGTGCCTACCAGATGGAGGACGAACTTTTCAAAGCAGCGTCCTACCTTCGCGCCAAATCCGCCGGCATGACCAACGCGGAGGCAGCGACCCACACCCGCAAGTGGTTCGCCTACTACGACCAGATCGGGACCAGTAGCACCATTCGCGTATTGCGCCGCACTGCGATGCCGTTCTTCTCGTTTCAGCGCGAGGCGATACGCATTCTTGGCAATGCCGCCCGCGAGCGCCCCGCCTCGCTCGCTTTCGCAATGGCGGCGCCGGTGATCCTCTCGGCACTGTCCGCCGCCGCTCTCGGACTCGACGACGAGGACTACGAGAAGATCCGCAAAACCGCGATGAAGGGCATGGGCAAGTTCTTCGCCCGGGATTACCCGCTCTTCGCCATCCTCCTTCCCACTCGCTCCAACGAGGGCCGGCTACAGCAACTCGACCTTACTAACGTGATGCCGTTCGCCTCGCTCCTCGGCAGCCGCATGGAGATCGACCGCGGCACCCCGCCGTGGCAGCAACTCGCCCTTGAGCTTATCACCGGTTCACCGATCACGGGTATCCCGCTCGAGATGGCCTTCAACAAGGACACCTTTCTTAACAAACCGATATGGGAGGAGAACATGACCCGCGGCGAGCAGGCCGGTGCAGCATTAAGCCACGTCTGGCGCGATGCGGTGCCCCCGCTCGCCCCTGGTGGCAGCGGGTGGAACATGGCAGCACAGGCGGGTGACCGCTACAGCAACAAGTCTCTCGAGCGGCGCAATGCGGCGCAGAGCTACCTCCGCGCCCTCGCCGGGATCGATGTCCGGAACGCCTCGCCGAATCTCTACGCGATGGCCGACCAGTTCCGCACCGACCGGAATCTGCCCTCGCCCGACTACGGCAACTCATCCACCACGCCCGACAGCCGAGCCCGCGCCCGGATCTGGGCGCAACTCGTGCAAGACGCCCCGAACGAGCGCGCCATCGCCAAGGAGCTTGCCTTCCTCCGCAGCCGGGGCCGCCCCATCGAGAACGACCGGGATCTCAATCGCCTGCTCTTTTTCAAAAATCCCATCATGGTGATCGACGGCGACGACAACCAGCGTGCCTTCCGGCGCAGCCTCTCCCCCGAGTCGGCTCAGGTGCTACGGGATGCCGAGGAAGAGTTCGCCCGCATCCAGCGCCAGAGCGGCGGCATCCTCCGCCAGGCGCAAGCGCTCAGTAAGACGATCACCATCCCCACCCCCCGAGCGGCATTGTGAAAACGAAACCCGCAAAACCGCTCCTCGACGAGGCCCCGGAGTTCGCCTTCGGGATAATCCGTCAGCAGCAGCCATCTTCCATCACCTGCGTGCAGACGTGCCTCGCGATGGCCTTGAGCGTCGATGTCGCTCGCGTGATCGCCGTCTTCGGCGCGGCAGCGATGAATCAAGAGCAACTCACCAGCGCCCTGACCCGTTGCGGCGTGTCGTGGAATCAATTCATTCACGGCACCCCGATTTTCGACGGGTGGTATTTCGCCGTGGTCCCGAGCCTCAATAATCGGGGCGGGAATCATCAGATACTCATTCACCTCCATGGCGGCATGACCGTCTTCGACCCATCGGGAGCGACCCGCTACCGGACCGACGGCAGTGACCTCGCCGGGTGGAGCTACCTCACCCCGTTCTGGCCCGGCGGCACCCTTCCGGAACCCCCGACAGCCCTTTCCGAACTTTCCTGACCCCACCATGAACATTGATCCCATCACCGACGACTTCGACGACGACACCCCAATCTCCCCCGACAAGCCCCGCGTTGTCTTCCAATCTCCTTACCGTCTCTCCGTCCCGCAAGAAAACGCCCTCGTGGAGGAGGCCATGCAGCGCCTCGAAGACCTCGAGAAAGAGCTGGGGCGCGATCTTGTCGGTAATATGGACTGGTGCAGCAGCGCCTCGACCGACCAGGTCCACGCCGGGAGCAAGACCTTCCTCGGCCGCCGGCAACTCTACGAACTCACCTACCACAATGAGGTAGAGTGGCGGGCCCAGATCCTCGGCGGCATCTTCGAGGAATCCAACTGGGTCGTGCCGATCAGTCGCCGCATCGTTTCACACCAGGTGGCGCGCGCCAACAGCCACTTCTTCGGGAGCGATCCGTATTTCTCCGCCGACATCCAGGCAGTAGGAGTGGATCCCGACCTCAAAAAGACCGCCGAGCGCTGGGTGCGGTCCAAGTTTGCCGACGCCGGCGTGCAGGCCGTGCTCGAGGGAGCGACGGAGAGCGCCTTCATTCGGGGCGAGTCGGTCGTGAAGCGAGGGCACCGCAAGCAGGAAGACTTGTTCGAAGCCGAGATGGAGATCCTCATCGACGCCACAACCAACGAGCCCGTCCTCGACAGCAGGGGAGAATACATCACCCGCGATCGCCGGCGGCGCATCATTCAGGAAGTCGTCGAGAACAGCGGCGTCACGCGCCTGATGCCAGCGCCACCGGCAATGACCACGCGAGACGTGGAGATCGTCGAGGACGATCCCGGCACTATCCTCCCGCCCCGCACCGCTCAGAAATACGAGACCCGCATCGTCCCCCGCCGTCAGGTGCTCTACAGCGGCCCCTATGCCGAGGAGTGCTACTTCAAAGACATCCTCATCCCCCTGACGGCCAAAGACATCGACAGCGCATCCACAGTCTGCCATTGCTACGACACCAGCGTCGTCGAGCTGGCCGACCAGTGGCGGCGGGAGAGCGCCGGGCTCGGCGAGGCGGAGCGCAACGTCGATACCCAGAACGCCGTGCGCGCCATCATGGCGATGCGGGGGAACCGAAGTTCGCAAGAAGTGGGGAGCCAGTCTCTCGAGGCCGGGGCCACCAGTCTCTACCGCACCGAACTGCCCGAAGATCAGGCCGGTTACCATGGGCAGGTGATAACGCAGCCCGAGCACGCCAGCGCGAAGGTGGTGGAGTTCTGGATGCGGCACGACGCCAACGGCGACGGCATCCTCGAGAACATTCTCCTCGTGCTCGATCGCGAGAGCCGCACCCCGATCTTTTACGACTACCTCGCGAACGTCACCCCCGACGGCAAGCGCCCCTTTTCCGTGCAGCGCATCAACCCCATTTCGGGCCGGTGGTACGGAGTCGGCAGTATGCAGGCCTTCGACATGATCCAACGCATTGCCGATTTGCAGATGAACCGGTGGAACTTTGCGCAGGGGTCCAGTGGGCGCGTCACCTTCTTTAATCGTCACACCATTGTCGGCGGAGAAACTGATAAAGAACTCGAGCTCAACTGGGGTGAAACCTACGAGCTCAAAGAGGGATTCACGGCCGCAGATGCAATATCCTACGTGACACTGCCCGAAGTGCGGGGGGAAGACCTCAAGTTAATGCTCGATTTCTACCTCCAGATGGCGCATTCCATGAGCGGTGTGCAGCAGCCCAACGACGTGGGTGTCCAGGCCAGCGAGGCCAGCAAGACCGCGACATCGATCATTCAAATGACTAACGCCGGGCAGGAGATGTTCGGCCAACTCCTCAGTCACCTCACTCCCGGCATCACTGATGCCGTCAACGGGCTTGCCGAGATCGCGATCGTCCGGATGGAGGAGAACGACCCCTATTCGTGGTCCGATGGCGAGCAGCAGCAGTTCGCGCTTTTCGACCGTAGCCTCGTGGGCGAATACCGCCTGCGCTTGCGCCTGCTCCTCAGTAAGTTCAAAGCTGAGCAGGAGAAAGTGGCGCTCAATCAGGGCCTCGATCGCGCCGTGGAATTTTACACTCTCATTCCCGAGGCGCAGGTGCGGCTCGCGAAGATGTATCAGGCGTTCCTCCGCGCCCTCGACTTCCCGAACGTGGACGAACTGATCGTCCCGAGCGGCATGTTGCCGCCGCCTGGTGGCGACCCCGGCTTCGATGCCACGACGACCCCCTACGGCGATCCGTCCACCCGCAGCGATCCCGCCGCGTTCTCCGGACAGATGGAAGGTGGCATGGCTGGCGGGATCGCCGCCGCAGGTGGCGCGGCAACCGCGTGACTTACCCCCCATGAGCGAACCCGAAGACGACGAACCCGAAGACGAAGGCACCGCCATCGCCAAGGACGTGAACGATTGACACCCCGAAACCAGCCCACACCATGAACATTTCCGACATCGACCTCCAGACCCAGCACCTCACCACCTTGCGGGATCATCCCGGGTGGCGCGACATCATCGTCCCCAAGCTCCGCGCCCGCATTGCCTCGCTCGAAGTGGCGCTCGTCGCCTTTCCGGCAAAGATCACCGGCGAGGAGACCGAGCAGCACCGGCACGAGCGGCAGATCCTACAGTCCATCATCGACCAGCCCGAGACCCTGCTGCGCTCCTTCGCCGAGAACCGTCGCCTCCTCAGTCGCAGGCCCGCCACGACCGAGACCGACGGTGCCGTGGAAATTTCGTAGAAATCACTTGCGTCCCATCCATAGGTATTTCGATTCCCCGTAATACCGCAGCCAATCCGAGGTGTTATACCCGGCTCAGCAGCACGCAGGCAACCGACTACGAATCCATGAGCGAGCAAACCATTGCAGCCGACACCGACAACGAAGAGGAGATTCCCTTCGATGAGTTTGTGATCCACGACTACAGTGACGAGACCGTTGATGCTTCCGCCACGGTTGAGAGTGATGTTCTTCACTCCACTCCCACGCTAACCGACGACGACCGCGAGACCCGCGAGACGTTGCAGCCGGTGACAGCGCGGCGTCCCGATCCCTCGCAGGATCTCGACGCGTTCCTGGAAGGAGCAGACATCGATGAACTGGAAAGTCTCGCCCGAGATTTAGCCCGCATCCCCCTGCCGCCGTCGAGCGAGGTCGATCTCAGTATCGATCCAATGGGCGATCTGCCCGAGCCCGTCACCGAAGTGGCCGCTACCGGTCCGGTGAAGTTTGCCCCCGTCGAGATGCCTACCGGCATCGCGCTTGAGGAAGAAAAAGCCCCGCCTGCCCGTGCTAAGGTGAAGCTCACCAACGATGATGACCGCGACGTGGTCTTCACCGCCAAAGAGCAAGGTATCACCCTGCTCGCGGCCGCTCAGATCGTGCTTGCCAAAAAGAGTGCCACTGCCGCTGCCGCCCTCGACGATCTCGTTGAGATTGACGAGCCGATTCCGGCGGCCAATAAACCAGCCGCCCCCTCGCCTGCCGGAAGCCCTGCTACCGTGGCCGAGGCCGAGGCCCGCCTCTACGAGATGGACGCCGCCGCCGACAGCGCGCAATTCCGCGAGTACGACGACGAAAAAGCGTTCACTCTCCGGGAGGAAATGCGCAACCTCCGCCGCAGCATCCCCGCGATCGCCGCCGCCGAGAAGCAGTCCCGTGACAGTGAATTTGCGTCAGCTCAGGCCAGCTACGAGACCGTCTACGATGCGAATGAGGCCAAGGCACGGGAAGTATTCCCCGAGCTTGCGAACGCCGCCGACCCCATCCATGCAGAGATGGTGCGTCTCGACCTCGAGGCACAGACCAACGACGTAGCCCTCTACGGCTCACCCACCAAATTTTTCGACCTCGCCGTCGAGGCCCGCCGTTCGCTGGCCCGCCGCGGAGTCACTTCCACCAGTTCCTCGATGTCTGCTCCCGCCGGGGCAGCCGCACCTGTATCCGTCAGCTCGCCTCGCAATCCCGTGGCCCGTGGCGTTAGCGCGAGCCCTTCGGCCCGCGCTACCACCGCACCCCCGGCGACACCCCGGCTAGAGCAACGGATCGAGGAAGCGACGACCTCAGACGATCTCGCGGAGATCTATGCCCTCATGCGGCACTGATCCCCCCATCGTCTCGACGTAGTCGCCAGACCGGCCCGTTTGTCCGCCCCGAGGTGTGTGCCTAACCCCACACCCCACCCCCTCATATCATGGCTGACAACGATTTTATTGTATCCCCCAACACTGGAGCCTCGCTCCTCGCATCCGACGCTAATTCCGAGCGCAAGCTCTGGAAAAAGACCGTCGATATCTCCGAGTCCGAAGAGGACTTTTACCAACAACTCGAAGGCAACCGCCCTGACAGTCTCATCGAGACCGTCACCGACACCGCCGCAGGCAAGGGCCAGTCCATCACGTTCAGCGTGACGAATGGCTTCTACCAGGAGGGCAAGCACGGAGACGAGAACTTCGAAGAGCCCGCCGACTTCGAGAAGATCGTCGTCAAATCCAACCAACTCTCCGTTGATTTCGTGCGCCACGCCGTTCGCTACAACGAGCGCATGGAAGAGCGCATGGGCTTGCGCTACGAGCTCGTCAACAAGATCCCGGCCGAACAGGGCAAGTGGATGGGGCGGAAGAAATGCCGCGCCACTGAGATGAAGTGGATTCGCAAAGCAAAAGCGAACTCCCACAACTTCGCTTGCGCCGGCGGCGGCAGCAGTGTGGACGAACTCGGTGGTGCCAACGTGCTGGGTTGGGACGACTTCGTTGATGTCAATGCCATCCTCGTTTCCCACGGCGCGGCTCCCGCAATGCTGGGCAAGATCGGCAAAAACCGCATCAAGCGCTACGTCACGATCGCCCCTCACATCGGGTTGCGCAGTCTCAAGAAAGATGAGAACTATCTCGCGGCCCAGCGCGATGCAGGCGAGCGCGGCGAGAGCAACAAACTCTTCACCGGCGGCTTCGAAGACATCGACGGGACCATGATCCTGTCTCGCGAGATCCTCGACCACGACGGTGACGGCCCTCTCGGCGCCGCCCTCGCACCCAAGCTGCGGCTCTCTGCCGCCGTTACCGCGGGCACCACCACGTTTGATGTCACCGGCGGCACGAACACCAAGGTGCTCTACACGGTCGACTTCCCGAACCACGCGTTCAAATACAACGCGAGCGACGCCGAGGCGACCGCGACCGATCCGTTCTACCTCCTCGTCGTGAACCCGCCCAACGCGCCCACTGATCCCGGTAAAATGGGATTTTACAAGTGCGTCGGCAACACCGGCAAGGCCATCACCATCACTGAGCGTCTCGCCGCCGCAGTCAGTGGCATCGCGAACACCACCGTCGGCAGCGTCGTGTGGAACACCGCCAAGTGGCTCAACAAGACCACCGACGTTCACCCCGCCGGTGCCATGGCCTACTTGGCGAATGCGAAAGGGCAGCCGATCGGGTATTCGATCTTCACCGGAGCCTGCGGCATGCGTCGCGGCTACGGCAAGTATCGCAACGCCCGCGCCACGGACAGCAAGGAGGGCAAGTTCATCAATGAGTCCTACATTGTGAGCGTCTTCGGCATGCAGCCCAAGATTAACCTCCGTGAAGAGTTCCCCAACTTCATGGTGCTCTGTCACTCCCTAGCCTATCCAGGCACTCCCATCCCGACGGATCTTTGATCCCTTTTGTTGGTGCAAACGCCGGCGGGGAAGGTTTCGGGCCTTCCCCTCACCGGGCGGGAAAAATTTATTCCCCGCCGGCTACCGCACCACACCCTCTTACCCCCGAGACCACACCCTATCGCACCCATTCTTTTCCACCACTCGACCCCACACTGCCATGGACCCGACCGACACCCCTGATTCTCCTCTTTCGTTCCCCATTCACTTCCTCGTCATCAGCTACGTGCGCCAAGGCCAGGGCCGGGCCTTGCGCGAGATCGGGGCGTTCCGGTTCTGCGATGTGCTCGACTGCTGCGTCTACGACAGCCGTGGCTACGATCCCGAGTCACAGATCGACATGGAGGCGCTCGACAAGGCGCAGGCAGACATCGGCAAGTCCGTGCGCCTCGATTTTAAACGTGTCCGCGTCTTGCCGGCCGCCCACATCCTCGGTGCCTACGATCGCCAGATCGCCGAGCAGACCGTCCTGGCGGGAGTCATTGACGCAGACCGCGCCGAATCGATCCGCCTCGCCGAGCTGGCCGAGATCGCCGCCAACGCCCCCGCATCCCCGCCCGAGGCCGACCCTCGTAAGAAGGGATTCATCCCGCCCGCCGGCGAAGAGGGCGACGAAGAAGAAGTCCCGCCTTACAGCGAGTGGAAACTCGCCGAACTGCGCGCCGAGGTCGAGCGCCGCGGACTCGAGCCGCCCACCGAAAAGCCCAAAACGAAAGCGCCGTGGATCGCCATCCTCGACCTTGACGATACGATCGACGAAGCGGTCGCGGCGGCCAACGCTGGCGATCCCGCAGCCCTGTAACCCACCCTCCCCTTAACGCTCGACCCACCCTCCCCGCCCGATGACATCCGCCGAACTCAAAGCGCGACTCCTGCGTATCATCGGCATCAATCAGGCGGGGAGCGCGAGCGCCTATCAGATCGATAGCGTCGTTCACGCCATCAATCACGCCTACCAGGTTCTCTGGCAGGATGTGCCCAAAGAGCGGCGGGCCGCTTACACTCGCCGCCCCGAGACCGTCACTGTCTCGGTGGGCAACACCTCCGTCGAGCTCGACCCGCTCATTGCCTCCGTCCTGCCGCCGGTGCGTCGACTGCCCGACCGCGTCCCGCTCAGCCCCTGCTCGCACCGCAGTGAGATCGAGTGTTACGGCCTGCTCACCGGGCGAAAGGTCACCGACGCGCTCAGCGGTCCCCCGCAGGTCTACTTCCTCGAGTCGCGACATCAGGCCATGGCTGACAGCCTGCGCCTGACCCTTTACCTCGCCCCGGCCCCCGCGAGTGATACCGAGATCGTGATGGATGTTGAGATCCACGCCCCATCCATCACCGCCGCGAATCTCTGCTCTGCCAGCCCCGTCGCCCTGCAGATCCCCAACGACTACGCCGAGTCTCTGCTCTACCCCATCGCGGCTTACCACCTCGCCACCGTCTCGACCGAGTTCCGCCAGCCCGAAAAGCTGCCCGCCATCGAGGCCGAGTATGAAAGGGCGAAGGCCCGCCTCGGCATCACCGACCCCGCCGTCGTTGCCGCAAAGACCGTAGTGAAGCCCGCCGATCGATAAACCCTCCCGAGAGATGACCACATCCGAAGCCGCCTACCGCCTCCTCCGCCACTGCGTCGTCAGTGACTTCGCCGCCCTCACTGTCTCACAGGGAACGGAGCTGATGGGTGCGCTCGGCTATGCCGTGGGCGAATACTTCCGCTTCGGGCCCGCCATGCTGCGGCAGACCACCGCCAGCGCCACCCTACCGGGACCGAAGACCGTCACCGGCATGTCCATCGCCGCTGGCGGCCTCGAAGTGACGAGCGGCACCCCTTTCGGGCTCAGCCAGCGCGGCGCATCCCTCGAGATCGCGGGAGACACCAACGTCAACGAGATCGTCTCCACCGTCGGCTGGCTCAATCCCTACCAGGGGTCCACCGGCAGCGGCAAGAGCGGAATCGTCTACGGGGATTGTGTGCCTATCAGTAGCCGCATCATCGAGCGCCTCCTTTCCGATCCGTGGATCCTCGACAATTCAGGTCGCAGTGACGCCCGCCGCACATTGCAGCGCATCGACGACGAACACCGCGAGCCTTCCCGCACCCGCAACACGAACGGCACGCCCTCGTATTACGCCATCCAGCCCACCGGTGTTTCCCGTGGCGCCACGACCCAGTGGCTCATGCGAGTATGGCCCCGGCCAGAAGAGCAACTCGTCATCCGCTTCGAGTGCGAGGTGCAGCCCGATATGTTCGACCGGCACAACATTTCCGAAGTCGTCCTCGACCTCCCGTTTCCCGACGTGCAGATGGAGACCATCATCCTCCCGCTCGCCGAAGAGCGGCTCATGGCATCGACACTGCTCGACGAGATCAGCGATCGCATCGCCGCCACCCTCACCCGGGACGCCGATCGCGCCCGCGGTCACCTCCGCGCTATCCCTCGTGACCACGGCAAGCCCGCCGGCCGGTTGCGGACCCGCCACGGATTCTAACCACCATGTTCGCAGACCTACAGACCGATCCCGACTTTCCCGCCTGGGCGATGGATGGCGATGAATCGTCTCTCCGGAATCAGGAAACGATGGTCAGGCAGGATGAGGTCGCCGAGTTCCTCATGCAATGGGCACCGATTGAGATCACGTCCGCCGACGGCCGCAGTTACTTTGTCCTCGCGAGGCCGAGCGCATCAGATGACTTGGCGGCACCTTGGACTCTCTACCAACAGGGCAATCAGTGGCTCATGCGTCTCGGGCGGATTTTTACTGATCCCGGGGATGCTGAAAAAGTCGCGCCTATCGTCAATGCCGACGCGGCGATCTCCGTGAGCGCCAACTCCGTCGTTTACCTCGAGATGTCGGGGTTTCCGGATAAATACACCATCACCCTGAAAAGCGGGAGTCGCTGGACGGGATACCCCGAGACCATTGAAATGAGCAGTAAGGCAAACGACCCGCCGCCCGTCTTGAAATTCACCCGGTTTTTATTGTGCCGCATCCTCGGCAGTGAGAATGAGCACACGGCACCGTTGGCGAAAAATCTTCACGCCGAGTATGTCCGGCGCAGTCCCGACGTAATGCTCGGTTGGGGTGCCCGCGCCTTCACTGACGGCACCGGACGAAGGGCGACGGTTCCCATACTTATATCCCTCTGATGTTAACCTTGATCATTACCGTCATGTTCACCTTCCTCACGATCGGCGACCCATTTTCTCCTGAAGGCGGGGGCGCGGAGCAGATGAGAGCCAGTGCACCTATTCCCGTCCGCCACCCCGCCCTGCCCGGCCAATTTATCTTCGCGGCAAATGAAGACCCTATATCCATACTGAACCTCCTTGAGTTCGGGAACGAGACACCGCTTAAAACGGCCCCCTATTTCGACCAGGAGCGTGAGGAGGGGGATTCCCAGTGGTTTCCCGGCACTTTTGATGCACCCCCCCAGATCATTCTCGACCATCTCACAGGAAAGAAGTTCCGCATCACCATTGACATTGATACCGCATGGGGAAACCACCATGACGCATTCGAAATGGAAAAGGGCCAGTCGCGTTCCACTACTACGGGCGCGGGCGGAGAGGTGATATCAGAGACGCTCCCAGCGCCGGATGAGCCTTTCCTGGACCAACTCTTTCATCACGGTGGGGGCGCCACCACTCCGTTTAGACACCCTTCATGGAGTCTCTTGTGCCGTGCCGGCTTCGACCCGGATAAAGGCGGGTATTCCCCCGACGCATGGGGGCTACTGGGTAGTGGGTTTGTCGACTTGGCGCCGCTAATATTCCTCCAGTTTCAGTGGGGCACGTATAATTCATACCTCGGTTACGACGGGATGGGCAAGCGGTGGCGATCCCCCTTGATCGCTCGAGCTAGAGTGTTTGAGAGCTTCGAACCAGCCGAGGGGGCGGATGAAGACGCGGAGCCGCGACCCCCGGAAGTGAGGGCCGCATGGGAGTGCAGCCCCCTCATTATCACACCCGGCAGCAGCGGCTTCCCCGTTGACTCGACGCCGCCCGATGATCTGCCGCCCTTTGCCAGGCAGCCTATATTCACTTTTGAGGCACTCGAGCATATCGACGACTTCCTTTCCTTCGAACGAGCCTGACACCATGCACGACCTCACCGAAAAACAACTCTCCGCGACCATCTTCGAGGTCGTGAAAGAGATCAATCGCGGACTCTGGCTCGCCGATCGACGCGGCGGGGCCCTCGGTGGCATCGGGGTCAATCTACCCACTACCGTCTCGATTAAGGCGCGGGTCACTGCGTTCCCCGGTCAGGTCATCGTCGAGACCATCAGCGTCTCGCAGGCCGGCGAGCAGCGCACCAACGGCACTGAATCCGGGACGCAGGATCAGAGAGGCAACACTAACACGGGTCAGTCCGGCGGCAACACCAACGACACCACCAACACCTACGGCGAGGTCTAACCCCCTTTAAAACAACATGGCAGCCGCTCTAAAAAGAACCGTCACCAAATCCAGTAAGGGGCAGGCATCACAGACCATCTCGCAGCAGAATCAGCATCGCAGCGGATCCAGTAGTCAGATCACCGCCCCGCGTTCCGACACCCAGACCGTCAGCGCCGGGATCGTCATGGACATCGCCTTTGACTTTACCTTCACCTCAGTAAAGCCCGTCACTCCCGAGGGCGAGACCGAGGCGGAGAGCTGCTAAACCACCACCTTTCTAAACCGCACCCCTACTTTCCCTCCCATGGCCGCAGGCACCATCCAGACCCGTATCCCCGAGCGATTCACCTCTGTCATCGAGAGCAGTGGCACGGGCGTTTACGCGTGGACGCGCGACGGCGACGGGGCCCTCGTCCCGAGCGGCAATGCCGATCTCACCGCCGGCCAGGCGTGGGAATACGATGGCAGTGGTAATCTCGTCCCCACCGGTGACGCCATCACTGACGATCCCTATTGGGAGTATGACGGCGGCGGTAACCTTGTCCCGATCGCATGAACATTGTCCCCCTAGAGAGCAGCGACACCCTCGGCACCAGCGGCAATCCCTACGCCGCTGTCTACGTGGGCACCGCCTATGCCGGCGGGACCGAGTTGGCCAAGATCACCCGCAAGCTCGACGACTTCGCGACCCCCGACGACAATACGGACCTCGACGCTACCTCCGGGCGGCACGGGCTGCTTTCCAAGCTCGACAAGATCAAGCTCGACACCATCCTCCTCGCCCAGATCACTGATGGCGACATGGGCAAGGCCACCTACGACCCCACCAACGTGAACGCCGACGCCTTCGCGATGGCCAACATGCAGGGCAGTGTGACGACCGCACAGATCGGGACCGCGCAGGTCACCCTCGTGAAGTTGGCCGATCTCGCGGAATCCACCGTGATCGGGCGGGCTGCGGGAGCTGGGCCTGGCGTTCCGGTGGCACTGACAGCGGCGCAGCAGCGGGCGGCGGCGGGGCTGGGGACGGCAGCCACGACGGCCGCGAGTGACTATGCGACGGCAGCGCAGGGAGTCGATGCAAGGACGCCGACCGCGCACAAATCGACTCACGCGACGGGCGGCACGGATGTGCTGACGCCAGCCGACATTGGAGCCGCTACGGCGGCGCAGGGAGTCGATGCAAGGACGCCGACCGCGCACAAATCGACTCACGCGACGGGCGGCACGGATGAGTTGACGCCAGCCGACATCGGAGCCGCTACGGCGGCGGCGGCGGCCAATGCACAGAGCACCGCAGATGATGCCTTCACTACCGCCAGCACCGCTGCCACCGACGCCAGCACCGCCATCAGTGACGCAGCCTCTGCCCTCGCAACAACGAATTTCATCACCGTGACTCAGGCCGTCGATCTCGACACGATGGAGAGCGACATCGCGGGCAAGGCGGCGACATCCCACACGCATGGGACGGCGGGCATCGATGATGCGGCCGTCACCCTCGTGAAGCTGGCGGATCTGGGCGCGGGGACTGTCCTCGGGAGGCCGGCGGGCGCGGGGACGGGCCCGGTCGTGGCGCTGACTGCGCTGCAACAGCGGGCGGCGTCGGGGCTGGCAACGACCGACGCAGTTACTTTCGCTGGCTTGACCAGCGTCGGGGCGTCAGGCAATTTTACAGTTTCGGATGGGAGTATCTTAGACACTACCAGAAACGCCTTGTATCTTGCGTATTCAAGGAAAACTATCGATTTTAACAACGGTAGAATGAGACTGAGCGCTGATGGCACGGTCACTTTAAGTGGATCTGATGCCGGCTTCTCTCTGGCCGACCGAAACGCAGTCACCGGAAACTTCACCGTTTATAGCACTAACGGAAAATTGCGCTTTTTTAACGGTTCCGATCTTTTTACTCTAGCTGAAACCACCGGCGACATGGTTGTATCGGGTTCCGTAAAAACGCCAGGATACCTCGCCAATGGCATCACGACCGTTGCGTCACTCCTCGCCGCCGCAACCTATCCCCGTTACCGCATCTGGGTCAGTGACTCGACCGTCGCGGCCTCCGGCAATTTCGCGGCCATCGTCGGGGGCGGTGGCGGCAACACCGTCGAAGTCAAAAGCAACGGCACCAACTGGGTAATCTGTTAGAAAATCATGAAACTGAGACAAATCATTCTGAATCTCTCCTACGAGGGAGCCATCGCCAACACGAGCGTCGTCGAGTTCGACGGGCCGGATAAAAACCTCCCGCCCCGAAACGCCACACCAGAAGACATGGCCCTCATCGGCGATGCTACCAGCGCGGGCTATCTCGCCCGCATCACCGAACTCGAAACGGAAGCTGCAACACTGGACGCCGTCCGCGCCGAACTCGCCGCCTCGCAGGCCA